ACGTCAAATTCTTTGCCAGCCTCTAAGACCTCACGGGTTGCTTGATCGCCCATTGGGTCGCCTTTGACTGCTCGAAAGGCTGTTCCGACCACCTTTTCAACGCCTTTGCCTGCACCTCCGAGTGCACCAGCCAAGGCTACATCGCCAACATCAAACTCACCGCCAGCGGTTTCTTGAGCTGTCTGAATTGCCGCCTCGGTCATCATCTCTTTACCAATCGCACCAGGGACCGTTGCCGCTCTCCCAGCAGGCATGAAGGCCGCTGCTTGTCCGACAAACTGACCTAGATTCATGAGATCAATCCCAGGCTTATCCAATACGTATGTTTGACCTTGCTGATTAGTCAAAACAGGGTATACATTACCCTTTTCGTCTATATTCTCTTGTATCGTAGTTCCAGGGATCTGAGCTTGAATAATTCTAGCCATTTCCATTGGATCATTGGTCATTGCCATCAATGGTGCAATCTTAGCTACCACGTCCGCTGGTTGGTCTTGGAGGATATTTGCTTGCATGGCGGTAGGGAGTCGCTCAATGTCTCGACCTTCTCTTGCACTGCCTGTAATAAAGTCCATGAAGCCTGGTGCATCTTCACGTGCGCGCTTAGCTTGACGACGTGAGAATTTAGTCATAGCTTCAGCAACTTGAGGGTCACCTATAGGGCGCTCAAAGTCTTCAGCAGTAGCGACACCAGCAGCAATAAGTTTTGCTCTAATTTCTTCCTTTGGCGTTCCTTCTGGTATGTTTCTTACCACCTTTCCGCTTGGCAATACAAGATTCGCCATTACAGATCCTCCCAGTTAATGGTCGCTTCTTCCTCATCACTATATGTTCCAGGAGGTGCGAGCGTCTCCAGTCCGGATTTAATATCTTCGAGTTGGCGTTTAAATTCTTCAGGACTCATGTCCAGCTCTAATGCTGCCGCCGCCGCTGCGACTTTCTTGCCTTCTGCATCAGACAGTGATCCCATTCCTCGCATTTTGCTAATCTCGTTGGTAAATTGCTGGGCTTTAAGCGTGTCAAAGAAAGCTCTAAAGTCTGCCTCCGGAGTACCTGGAATTGGCGGAGTTTTAGAACCAACCCCTAACGCACCGGTAAATATGTTCGAAGACAGCGCAGGACTTGCAAGCATTCTATTAATGTTTGGTAGTGTCCTTTGTGCTGAGTCGTAAGCGGCTTGTTCTGCTGCCGTGATTTGGATGTCTTGCTTAACGCCCTCAACTGCTTTAGTGGTGGATGCTTTCCGCTGCGCCTCCAATTCAATCTCCTCTTGCACAGCCTGCTCTGGGGTTATTTGTTCTGGCTGGACTGTCTCAGTGATAGCGATCTGCTCAGCTGTAGTAGGCGCACCCATTTCTACTGTACCACCAGCACCAATCTGAATTGGTGTCAACTGTTCGCCAATCTTCATATATTGCTTACCGGCGTACGACACAACTGATGGAGCGCTACCAACAGCGCGAGGAGATAAGCCAGCTTTAATTTTTCTGGCGCGCTCTTGCTCTTCTGGCGTAAATCCAGCAATCAAAGATTCAAATTCACGTTGACCAGCACCCATTGTTTGCTGCTCCTGCGCAAATGGGCTTGCAGCTAAGATCTGATCTAGACCTTCATCAGACATAACTTGTTCGCTCATTAAGTCCTGGATGCCTTCGACCTGAGCAAAGGGACTGGCTTGTATTGCCTGCATTCTAGATTGGGCATCAGGCAGTTGGCGCACGTTTCCGAGCAAGGAGTATAGTTGACGTTGTTGCTGCTCAAGACCTTGCTGCTGCTGCATTTGCTGTTGCCTAGCCTGCTCCTCTTGGCGCTGTGCTTCTTGTGCTTGTAGCATTTGCTGGCGTTGCTGCTCGCCTTGAGTTCCAGTAATAGTGGCTTGGGATTGACCTAATTGACGCATAACATCTAGCCCCATGCCAAAGGGATTCTGCATTGTCATTATGCTAAACCTCCTGCTCCTGGTGCTGCTCCACCAAACCCGCCCTGTGCTGCGTACATCCCCAAACCACCAAGCTGCCCAAGTGATTGACCAAAGGCTTGTGGCATGGCTTGATTGGCTGCTGCCTGAGCCGCGCCTTGTTGAGTCATTAAATTGGCTTGCTGAGCGCCAACCTGCGGGGATAGCCCTGCTGTTTGACCGGCTGCACCTGCGCCAGTGTTGATTATGTTTTGAAGTCCACCCATTCTTTGCTGTATGGCTTGCATTGCCAATTGTGGGGCGATCGCACTAAGTGCTGCACCAGCTTGACCTGTACGTAATCCACCGGTTGCAGAGGCTGAACGTAGGGTAGCTTGTTCCGCTTGATCACGCAAAGCTTGGAACATTGGTGAGCGCTGATAATTAGCAAAAAAGTCTGCCTGACCTTGGGGATCAAGTAATTGCTGGTATTGACCCAAAGCCTCTGTGCCAGCCTCACGAAATGGCTGAGTAGCCTGCTGACCTTCCTGAAACATCTGCATTTGGATGTCTTGGCCTGACTGGATGGCTTCTGCTTGAGTTTCAGCGGCCTTCTTTTGACCTTGGGCGGCAATTAGATTACCAACAACTCCCGCCGCTGCTGATCCGAGTAAAAGTGGTAACATAATAATCACCCTCATTAATTTGTTTAATTATATCACTATTAATTAATAGTCTAAACCAATTGAATCCAACCAGTGTCTACGCCAGCAGTGGGATTGAACCAAAGTTCGACAGGGTTAGGGCTGTCGCTGTAAATGTAGAATCCACTTAGGTTCGACTGAATGCTTGTGTTTGGTGGAGTCACATTCCCGACCAAAGGCCTAAGCTCTCGTTTTAGTGCCTGGTAATCATCAATAAATGACGGGTCAAAGCCTTGCCTTTCCATATCAGCATAAGAGATATCTCGACCTTCGATAAAACTTTGTGTCATCTATCTGACTCCCGTACCTTGACTTCACAATTTGATAGGGTAACAACTTGCTTTGAATACCCACGCAACCTTAACCCCATCCAATAGTCATAATCTCCAAGTCTACGGAACACTACGCGATTCTGGTATTCTCCAGGACCGCCAGCAGCTATTGTGGCTTCAGGCCCGTATAAGACGCCATCTGCTGTCGTGGATAAAAAGATAGTACTATCTGATATGGCATGACCTGGAGCTGCCTTGACTTCAAAATACCCGCAAGTTGTGCCCCACTTCACCAATGGCGTTGTAACTTTCCAATTCAAAGCCTCATCATATTGAGTACAGATTGTTGTATCTAATTTGCCAATCCTGGAATCCAGCTTGTCACCATAAATCCAGCCAGATGCTTGCTGTACGCCTTGAACTACTACGTTTCGTGGATCATATACGCCGTTGATGGCTCGATATACATTATCTCCGCTTGTCCATCTATACCAAATAGGCTGTCCAGCTTTTTGAGAGTAAGTAATATCATAAACCAGCACATCGCGTGGTAAGTGGCATATCGCTAATCGCTGATCTTTATTATCCCTAAACTCAATGGATATATTATTCAACTCATAATCTGAGTATTCATCGAGTATCGAGTCGATCTCTTTTGTTGATATTTTTGTATAGCTATTCGTGAATAAATAAAAGGTTGGTGAATATTCCTTGCCGCCACCAAACACTATAAATTGACCATCACCAATAGATACTTTGGCTCTTTTGCCAACAATACCAATTGGTATAGCAGCTGATGGCAGTCTTGCGAACGGGAATTGTGGACCGCCGTTATTGACAAATCGCTCGGTGGTATAGCGGTTAAACGCCATTAATTTATTATCAGTGGTCTTGTCAACGCCAATAATTTCGTCTGGTGCAAAATCAGATCCAGCGAAGTCAATCAAATTAATGATTGTTTCATCGGCTATGTTTGTTGCCCACAGAGATTCTCCATCAGTTAGGATGTAATACCCATCGATAAAGCATATGTCTTTGTACGGAAGGCTGTTGGGAGAGTCACCCAGATTTGTTAGTCCTGACCCTGGCACGTATCGATAGTATTCACCGTTAGCTACAAAGGCAATGGAGTTGAAGGAGTTGTCGAAGTTTATTTGATCACTACCAGTAACTGGGACTCCACCACTTACATCACTAGTAGATCCAAACTGATCCACCTCAATCAACGTATTCCCACTAACCCGGATATGTGTTTTGAATCGATCTGACCAGATGCCACCCCTGTCGATGCCTTGACCTGTCGCAAATTGCGCCAGACCATCAAGCGTGCGCACATAGCCTGGAGCCTCACCAACTTGGATGCCAAAAGCAACCATATTTTGTGGTAATGCTTCACGCCATTCTGCATTCTCGTCAATCCTAGTGCCTTTAATTAGCGGTAGCCTCATGAGCCATCACCTGAAGTAATAACGTCGCCGCCTTCATCTTTAAGGAAGTCGCCATCTGTGCTGATTCTATCTACTGAGCGGTAAAAGCGAGGACCATAGGTATTCCAGCGCGAACCAGTACCTACAGGCATACGATTCGGATATTGAATATCCTGCAATTCTATAGTTTCGTCATATATCGTATTCATCCCAACACGCGCCATAGCCATTAGCTCATTGCTGGCTGTTTTATCAAAATATGGACACATTAGAATCGCAACACTAGCCCAAACACCCTGCTCTGCCCACTGCGGTATTCCCGAGTCTGTATTGGGATCTTGGCTGGTAAAGTTGTAGCCTATTCTGCGCCCGATAGCATCTTGAGTTGACGCCCATGAATCCATGTAGTCGATAATATCCTGGATCTCTTCAGGCGATGCCGCTTTAACTCGCGTCGATATACCTAACTGTTTAGCTGCTAATTCAGCTAGCTGGCCCTTTGTTTTCGCCATCTTCTAACGCCTCTTTAATGATCTTTCCGAGGGTTTTATGATGAATCAACTTGCTGTCTCCATCATAGATTTCTAAGCCTAATTCTAACGCTTTTTTATGGGTCTCGGTTAGCTTTTCTTTCTTGGCTTCTTTGGTGCTTTCTTCTTTGGCTTTGGCTTCTTTCCGTACATGATTTAATTCCTGTTTAAATGACCAACCATGAGCAAGCATCTGCTCTACCTGACAAGTGTGTACGGCCTTGTATTCGCCGTTCTTCCACATGCTTTTCATACATACTCCAAAAGGAAGAAAGGGGCACTAGGCCCCTAGTATTAGAACTTAATTGCTACACCGTTTCGGCTTGGGTCTTTGTTCACCAGACCGTACCAAGTAAACAATCGCAAGCGAGCATTCAAAGTGTCAAGACGTGCATCGTATGCCATGTACAAGCGAACACCATTGTCGAGAGTCTCAGAAACGACTTTCATTCCGTCGAATTCGTTCAAAACTTCTAATGGAGCATCGCCATTAACAACGCAGATAGAGTCGTTAGCCCAAAATGCGTTAGCTTCACCGCCGTTAGTGTTAACACGGTCTACGCTCATGCCGGTTACGATAGCAGTGCTGATGTTTGCATATGCAGCTTGCTCAGAAGTAATACCAGCCTGGTTAGCAGCGATTGGCTTAGGATAAACAACAAGATCGTTAGTGTTAACTGCAATGACTTTGAAAGTCATCAATTGACCTGTGTCAGTCTTGTCTTGCAAGCCTAATGCATTAACACCAGCCACTGTTACAACATCACCAGCTTGATAGTTGGTGCCAGATGCCACTGGGATAGT